GTGTAGGTGCGGGTGCCGTCGCTCCACTGCGACCCACGGTCCGCGGCCGTCTTCCCGTGCGCGGTCATGGTGACGGTCGAGCCACCGTTGTATCCGTGGTTCGCGCCGATGTAGGTCCACCCGACGTTGATCGGGCAGTTGTCGTCGGATGGGCCGTGGATCGCGGTCGACGCCACGGTGCTCGCGATGGCGGGCCAGACCGAGGCGTCGGCAGCAGCAGATGGCACCAGCGACACATATGACGGGGCGGTGTCCAGGCGCAGGATCACCATGACCTCACCGCCAGCAGCGAGCTGCCCGGCGAGCGCGACCGGCATGACAATGTCACGGGTCCCGTCGAACGCCGACCGGACGAGCATGTCGTTGCCGGTCTTGTAGACCGTCACCCCACCGGCACGGCGGGCGGAGGCCGCAGACGTTTCGATCGCTGCGAGCGTGTCCGTCGCATACGCGCCGCTGACGAGGAGGTGCGGGACGTACACGCCGTACGGCTCATAACTGGTGACCGACGATCCGACCTCCATCTGTGACAACGGAAGGTTCGCCGTCGTGACGTTGTAGCCGATGAACGCATCGAGCCCGGATGGCGTGAACGTGTAGGGCGCCGACGTCGTGTTGTTGACGTATGCCGAGGTGGCGGTGTGGGTGCCGTCAGCTTTGAAGAAGGCGATGTCGCGGGCGTTGTTGATCGTGTAGGCGGTGCCGACAACGACGGGGATCTTGGCGGAGGCGTAGTAGCCGGAGAGGGTGACGGGCGTGTCCGCGGCGCCGTTCCAGAACAGGTTCGGGCCGGACGCAGCGGACTGGTCGAACAGGTTCTTGCCCATCGTGCCGCCGGCCATAGCGGCAGACGCAGCCGACGCGGCAGCGGACGCAGCGGAGGCGGCAGCGGCAGCAGCGGACGCGGCAACAGAGACGTACGCCTCCCAGCCGTCCGAGGTCGACACCGGTGCCACCAGTGTCACGTCGACGGTCGTCCCGGAGGGCAGCACGAACGTGACCGGGGGAATGCTCACCGGTGCACCGTTCGCGGACAGGTTGAAGCTGGCCGTCCACGTGAAGGCCGTTGGCAGCGCGTCAGCTATGTCGGTGGCGATCAGGCTCACCGAGTACGCGCCCGCGGTCAGCTCGACCGGGACCGGCTGAACCGTCAACATCACCGGCGGGGTGGAGGTCGTGATCAGCAGCCGACCATTCCACCGACCTGTCCCGTCCACCAAGTCGGGGGTGAACGTCACCTGCCCCGTCAGAGCCACAGAATCCGGGTCGGTGCCCGTATCCGAACCATCGACCACAGCCGCGAAGTGTGAGCCTATGACCGTCCCGAAGAGCACTTCCGCTGGCAGGCTCACGTCGTCTCCATCATCAGTAGGAAATCGTTCTGGCGCCGCCGGCGGTGATGCCGTGGACGGTGTAGGTGTTCGGCTCCGCGCCCGGCAGCAGGTCCGTGAAACTGCCGCCGTCGATAACGTTCGTGGCGATCCGCACAGAGCCCCGGTAGATGTCGTTGAAAGCGGTCGCCTCCCAGCCGATGAACCCATCGGTTCTGGCGATGGAGATGACCACCTCCGGGCGGCCCGGAACCTGTATCGCCGTGAACAGCGGCACCTTCGGGGCGAGGATGGTGACCACGATCGACGCGACGGCAGCCACGGACCAGACACCGAGGAACCGATACGTCAGCAGCAGGTAGTCGGTGCGGGCGGTGCACACGTCCAGAGGGACGCGAGCCTCAGGTTTGCCGGTCATGTCGACAATGCCCGAGTCGTAGTAGACGGTCCCCGTGCCGGCTGCGGTGTTCGCCCGCCGGACCCGGTAGGCGTCCAACCAGTCGACCGCCACCGGGAGAGTCCAGGTGACGAGGACGGGCGTCACCGTCTGCGCCGAAGCGTCGGCGGGGGCGGTGATCGTCGCCGCGGCCCACTGGTCGATCGACGTCAAATAGAACGAGTTCGACCACGGCCCAGCCGTCGACCCGGCGCGGTAGGTCCGAACCTGCCACTCGTACTGCGACGCCGACGTCGAAGGATCGCCGGGAGGCCACGTGCCACCGGCCATCGTGTACGTCTCGGCCGTCGTCGCGGCGGTCGTGATCGTCGTCCACGCCCCGGCGCCGTACACCTTGTACCGAAGGTCCGCGGCAGTCTGCCCGAACGGATGCCCCGGCGCGTAGTGGCTCCAGGTGAACACGACAGGATCGGACGACAGGAAGCAGGTGCCGTCCAGGGGCAGCCGGAGCGACGGCGCGTACGGCGGCGCTGAGATCGTCATTAGATCACCTGGCCGAGGACGAGGATCTGGTCGGGCAACTGGACCACGGCGACACGATCACCGTTTACCGGCGTGTACGACGCGAGACGCAGTGCGGGCACGGCCTCGTCACCAGAGTCGAGGGTCACAGTCAGCGGAGACGCGGTAGTCACGACAGCACGCTCACTCATCAGACACTCTCCAGGACATATTCGCCGTCGCTGCCGTCGAGGGATAGCGACCAGGAGCGGCATTGGGCTTGCCTGTCAGCACCTAGTGCCGCATCGGAGTAGGTGACGCGGTCGGCGTGCCAGGCGATCGGGAAGGGTGACAGTTTCGCGGTGATGATCTCGGGGACGCTCATCGCAGCCGCCTTGATCCGATCCCCCTGCACCACAAGGTCGGCCTGCGAGGTCGCGTCGAGATACTGCACCGGGGCTCGTCGTATCCCGACCGATGCGATCGAGGACGGTCCCGTCGAGGGGTTGGTCGTGGTGTAGCGACCGGAGCCCTCGGTTGGGGTGGTGTCCTGGTTGGCGATGAACCTCCACCAGTTTGCGATTCCCCAGGTGTCGTGAGAGACGGAGCGGTCCGCGGCGACGATCCCGGTAACCAGATCGCCTACGTTCAGGTCGAACTCGGACTGCCTCTCCGCCGGCAGAACGTAGGGCCCGGATCGGAAAGCTCCGTTCCAGTCGACCCAGAGTCCGCGATATCCGACCATCGCCAGCAGTTTGTTGGCGACAGTGATCCACGTCGGGCTGTCGGAGGATGTCTGCGGCCACGTCCGCGCCGTGGCCAACGTCTTCGCGGCGCCTGTGGAGTCGAGGAGGATCGGGGCCTGGACGCCGGCCGCGGTGAGCACGGCACGGACCGCGGCCAGGACGTTCGCGCCGGCGGCCACCGGCCACGAGTCGCCGATGTTGTTCTGTAGCAGGTAAAGCTGATCGAACCCGGTCACCGCGTAGGTGGCGACGCTCTCGCCCAACGCCCGATCCGGGGTCGTCAACAGGAACACACCCTGATTGAACCGGCAGCCGGACACGCCCGCGGTAGCGGAAGACAGGAGCATGTACGGGCGCACTCGGTCGCGACCCCACGCCAGCTCGCGAGAGATCGAAAGCTCCACCGTGCCGTGCACATCCGCAGCCATGACCCGACGCACCGTGCCTGCGGAACAGTCCGCCGAGATGTCCTCGACCACGGTCAGGTCCGCGTCGAGCAGCTCCACCCCGAAATCCACGTCGAGGTCCGGGGCGACGAGGAGCGCGGTCACCTGCGCCGCCGTGAAAGCGCTACGCGGGGGAGCGGTGAGTGGCTGCATCTAGACCGCCTCGCTGTAGTCGACATCTATCCACGTCAGCGACACGGCATAGATCGGGTCCCGCCCCGGGCCACGGTTGATCGACACCGGAGCGATGTCAGCGAACATGCCCCACCGTCGCCAGCCCTGGAAGTCGCGCAGCAACAAGAGCCGGCCACGCCACGCGCGCAACTGCTCCACGTCGGCGCCCGAGGCGCGCTGGAAGGTCAGCGCTGATGATCGGTCATCGCCAGGGGTGGAGATGATCCGACGTCGTCCACCTGCATAGGTCCGCACGTAGGCCGACACGTAGGCGGTTTCGGATCGGGTTTGCTTGGACAGCTGCAGGCTCACGGCCGGGTCGGTCGGGTCCGTGAGCCATGTCCCGGCGAACGCAACGGTGACGGTGGTCATCAGGCACTCGCCATCTGTCGCTGCATCGTCTGGATCGTCCGGGCCTGGCGGTTGAGTTCGACGCCGAACCCGGCGACGAGGCCACGGATCACGCCGGTCTGCTCGGCCAGGTCGGCACGCACCCCGGACATGTCGACGTCGCTTCCGCTTTTGCCGGCGGCAGCCCGGCCCGCCTCGAACCAGTCCGTCTGAGACCCGGACAGGACCCGCTCGGCCTTGGTCCCGTAGTTCTTCCCCACACCGCCCGGCATCATCACGCCGCCCATGTCGTACCCGCTGTGCATACGCAGCGGGTCGACTGCCGCGACAGAGCCGTACCGGTGGATCGCGTAGTTGTCCCCGGCGTAGATGTCGGCGAACGGGTCGCGTTGGCCACGGCTGCGGAATGGGCCCGCGTAAGCGTTGAACGTGCCGAGGATCGTCTGCATCAACCCTATGGACGGGTGCCCCGCCTTGGCGTTGCTGTCTGTCAGGTTGATGGCGTTCGGGTTGCCGCCGCTCTCGAAGTTGATTCGGCGAAGGTTCCCGGCGAGCGAGCTCGCCGGCTGCCCGAGCATCATCAACACCTGCAACGCCATCGACGCCCACCGACCGGCACCACCGGCGCCACCGCCACCACCGAGCGACGGTGCCGGGAACTGCGTAGCGCCATTGGCGGCGCCCGTGTTGAACGCTGCGCGCACTGCGGCCCCGGTCGGCATCGTAATGACGATCGGCCCGCCACCGGCGTAGCCGTGCAGCGACTTGCGCCACGCCATGACAGCACCGTGACCGCCAGCGGCGTTGACGTCGCCGGCGGTCAGCATGTGCTCGCCCTTGGACGCCATGATGGGCACCGAGTCGGACGTCCCGGTGCCAGGTCCGTCGATCGGACCACCAGCAGCCTTGGGCGCCCCCGTCCCGTGGTGCAGGCTTGAGGGCGAGGTGAGCCTCACCCCGTTGGCGCTGTACTGGATCACGACGCCAACGGTTTTGCCGTTCAGCCGGTCGATCGTCGCCTGCAAGTCGCCGATTTTCCGGATGCCCGCAGCAGTGGCGACGGTCAACCCAGGGGGCGTGCGCTGCTTGATGCCGGTGATGTGGTCCTGGAATTCCGTGAGCTTCCTGTTGCCCGCGGTGCTGTTGGCGTCCAGTCCCGGAGGCTTGCCCTGCTTGATGGCGTCGATCTTCGCCTGCAGGGCAGTGATGGCGAGCCGCGCGGCCCGAGGGTTGGCGTCCAGCCCGGTGGCCAGCTTCTGCTTTATCGCATCGATCTGCTTCTGGTACAACACGATCCGCGCTTGCCCGGGCGTGATGTTGGCCGTGACGCCCGGAGCCTTGCCCTGCTTGATGCGGTCGATACCCAGCTGTAGGGCAGCGATCGTCGCCTTACCTGCCGTCGAGTCGGCATGGAGCCCAGGGGCCTTACCCTGCTTGATGGCGGTGATCCGCTTCTGCATGTCGGCGATGTTCTTGTCGGCGGCAGCCTTGTCCACGTCGAGTTTCGTCGGCGGGATCTTGCGCGGGATGGCCAGCAGCTTGTCGACGTAGTCGGTGACGGCCTTCCGGTTGACGCCGTGGGCGACGGCGTTGTCGATGATCTGCTTGCGCATCGTGACCATCTGCGCGCGCGCCTTGCCGGTGCTGTCTGCTAGCCCACCGTTGGCCTCGACCACGGCCTGCAGGTTGGTCACCTGCCCGTTGAGTTGGCCACGCAGCGCCACGGACGCTGAGGACATGTTGCCGATGCTGGTCGTGGTGAAGGTGATCTTCTTGCCTGTGGCGTTGACGTGGTCACCCATGTTGACCAGCGAGGAGTCGAACGAGTTCTGGGCCTGGGCGGCGTTGATGGTCTCGCCGTTGAGCCGGTCCAGCGCGTTCTTGAGGATGCCCGCGGCGTCGTTCTCGAGGTACATCTTCGCGGCTGCCTGGGCTGCGGCGTCGGCGGTCGTCTTCTGCGCCGCTGTGGCGAGCACGAGGGCTGCGCCTGTTGTGCCAACCTTGGCGGCGAGGGCCTGCTGCGCGTCAGCCGCGGCCTTCTGTGCGCCAGTGCTCGACTTTGTAGCGGCGGTCTGGTTTTTCCAGGTTTGGATCCCATTCTTGAGGTCGGTGTTCTGTCCGCCCCATGCAGTCCTCAGCTTCTGGGCTGCCAAGCCGTTGGCTATGGTCTCCTTCGAGTTATCACCTACGGCGTGCGTCGTCACGGCAATTGCATCAGCGAATGGCTTGGTGGCAGCGGTCATCTCCGCAATGGCGGCCGGGTTGCCGAGCGCGGCATCTGTGAGGCGAGACACGCTGATCCCAAGTTGATTGGCCGCTGTGAACGCCCCTTCGTCCGACAACTTCTTGACTGCCATCTGACGGATGGACTGGTCGATGACACCGTTGGATGCCCGCAGCGCGTCGGCGTAGTCGTTGGCGGCCTGCGTGTTCTGCCGGGTCGCCTCAGCGTTCGCGGAGAAGATGAGCGTCGCCGCAGTAATGAGAATGCCGATGGCACCGGCGGCGATGTTCAGGGCACGCATACCGACAGCCGCAGTCTCAGCAGAGACACCCACACCCTGCAGCGCAGCACCGACGGCAGTGATCCCGCCACTGAGCAAGGAAAACGTCTTAAATCCGAGGTAGACCGACACCGCACCCTGAGCCAGGACCGCGAGAACATCCACGGGGATGGCGTTGATCAGGTCCGTGAAGGTCCGCAGAATCCCCAACGTGCCAAGACCGAGCGGCGCCAGTGCGGCCACGAGGTGCAAGGCGGCACCGACGATGGACTCGACAGCCTGCATGACCTGAGGGAACACCGAGCGCACATAGTCACCGAACGACACGACACCAGGCCCGGACATGAGCGCCGCGAAGCGTTGGGACAGATCTAGGACGTACACGCCCGCGTCACGCGCGAGAGGTTCAAGGGCGATGAACGCCGCCACGAGCCCAGAGACCAGCAACCCAGCGGTCTTGCCTGTGATGACCGAGAACTCGCCGATGATGCCGTTCAGTGCGGGCATCTGGCCTTGAAGGGTGGCGACTTCCTTCTGGAACGGTGCCAGGACGCCATCGGCAGCGGTGTGGCTGAGCTTGGTGAGGTCACCCTCGAGGGTGTCCAGCATCGTCGTGTACGCCCCGCCCAGCGGCGTCCCGGCTTTCATCTCCTTGGCGATGCCGACGATGGCCAGGACACCAGCGGCGCCCATCGCACCGAAGCCCACAGCCAGGCCGGTGGTGGCCGCGGCCAGGGGGACAATCGCCGGACCGAGGCCGATGATGGCCATCGCCAGCCCGCCCATGCCCTTGCCCGCCTGCTGACTGGACGACGCCACCCGCTTATTGCCCGCGTCAACCTTGTCCTCAGACGCAGCGACGGCAGCGAGTTTCGTCTCAGCGCCGGCCGTGTCGACCTTGACCTGGACGTCGACGTTCTTGCCGTCGAGCTTGTCCGCTAGAGCCATCGCCTTAGCGATGCCATCCTCGAAGTCGCGGATATTGAGGCGAAGCGTCCCGATGATCGCGCCCGCATTGGTCTCGGCCACGGCTAGCCCCCTTCGGGTTCGGGATCTTTGGCGAAGTGGCGAGACAACCGGGTGTCAGCAACCATCAGCCCGGTCAGGTACGTGAAGAACACCAACCACGTCAAGGATTCGTTCGTCTCGGCGTGCAGGCGAATCCCGTACTCGCTGGCGAAGTCGGCCACGATCAGCGGCCACTGCCCGAGCACGGTGATGACGGTCAGCCCTTCGCCTTCACCGCTGCCTTGCGGGTCGAAGCCCTCGGGGAACTCGTACCACTCGAAGAGGCCCGTGGCCGGGTCTTGGGTGCCGCGACCGTACTGGACTGCGGCGGCTGCGCGGTCTTCTCCTGGATGGCCGCCTGAACGGCGGCCAGTGCTTCCGGGGGGATACCACTCTCCCAGACCTTCTCGGCGGCCTCACGGCCAAGCTGGAAGTCGGTCAGGGTCGCAAACGCAACCCGGTTCATCGCCTCCAAAGGCGCGTCGTCGGCCTTCATCTGCGCCCACACGTCGCCCAGAATGAACTCCCAGAGGACATCTGGGCTCTCGGCTTCCATCGTGTGGTCGGTGCCGTTGAGCATCCCGGAAAGGCGAAGACCCCTCAGGTATCCCACAGGCGGGATCTCGTACTGCTTGCCGTTCACCGGGAAGATGAGGGGCTCGGGTGCGACCTGCTCAAACGCCTTGAGTGGCATGGCTGTCTCCTTGACTGTCGGCTGTGGGTGGCTGTTGAGGTGACGCGGGCGACCACAGCCGAAGCCGCCCGCGCCACGACTGAGCTAGGCCCCGCGGGTGTAGGCGAAGGCCGGGGTGGAGGGTCCAACGGCGTTGGTCACGAGGATGTTGCCCACACCAGCGGAACCGGTCGGCATGACCGCGACGATGACCGAGTCCGACACGACAGACCACGAGGTGGCGTTGACCGAGTTGAACTTCACGCCGGACGTGGCAACAGTGCCCGTGAAGCCCGAACCGGTGATGGTCACCAGGCCGGCCGCAGCCACAGACGACGGCAGCGCCGACAGGATGACCGGAACCACAGCAGCGACACCCGGGTTGGTGATGACGGTCAGCGCGCCGTCACCGGTCAGCACGATCGACGCGGAGTCACCGTCGGCGACGCCATCCTTGGATCGCGACCAGGCAGCCACGGCGACACCCTGGCCTGCTTCCGGGCCGCCGTTCTTGTCATACCAGCGGACACCGATCCGGGAACCGTCACCGGTCTGCCCGACACACGCACGGACAAGCTCCTGACCCGGGTCGTACACGCCGGCAGCGGTCCTACGCCAGAAGTCCGCGGTGACGGCCCAGCCGTTGCCGACGACCTCGTTGGAATCCCAGCCGTTCGTGTCGTACGCGGACGTGTCGATCGTCTTGGGGGTGACGTCGGGCTTGAAGGAGAAGATGCCGTTGAGCTGCAGCCAGCCGGCGGCCAGCGTGAGGTCGGAGGTGACGTCGACTCGGAACTTGCGGGCCAAGGCAGTAGACATGGTGAGCCCTTTCTCGGGCATTACGAAAGAGCCCCATGACGGACGTCGTGAGGCTTTGATGCTGGCTGTTTGTTACCAGGGACGACCGGACGTGATGGGCACGTCCGTGTCGAGATCGTAGGAATCGCTGCGCATGGAGCGTTTGTTGGCGTCAACGCCCCCTGAGGCGCTGATGACACGCAGGGCCTGCACCACATGCGCGGTGCCGAAGGTGAGGTTTTCCGCGCCCTGCAGGACGTTGAAGATGGCATCCCCGAGGTTGTGGACGTCGAGGCTGTCGTTCACCGCGCCCCGTAGCGCGACCTCGACCCGGATCTTGGACAGCGCCACCTTCGGCTCATCGGTGGCGGCGTAGGCAGTCAAGGCGATGCACCGGTCCGGGCTGGTCGGGTAGAGGCCGAAGAACACGCCCGTCTCGCCCGCGACGTAGGGCGTGGACGGCCGGTAGGTGACGCCGATACCCGCGGCCGCGAGGTAGCCGGCGAGGCCGGTCAGGAGGTCACCGGTGAAGCTCATAGCTTGTCCCAGAGGACTTCGCCGGTCTTCTGGATGGCCGCCTCACCCCTCTCGACTATGCCGAGTTCGAGGAACCGGGCGCCGCCGCCGTGAGGGTGGGAGAAACTGAGGTGATCCTCGATCCAGCGGGCGTAAACCGACGTGTAGGTGATGGCCACGGTGTTCAGCCCGCCGCGATCCTTCTTCACCGACCCGGTCGCCGCGAGGACGCCAGACACCTTGGGAACCAACTCATCGGCCCGCGTGAGGATGATGTCAGCGCCCTCAGCCAGAGCGTCCTCGACGTTGGCGCGGACCCTGGCCAGAATGTCCTCGAGGTGGAGGTTGTTCTCCCACGTCATCGTCATGTCAGGTCGACCTCGCAATGGTCGGGCAGTCCGAGCGAGCCACCATCGCGGCGACGTACTGCCGTGACCTGGCAGGCGCGACCGTTGACCGCGACCCGGGACTCAGGGACGAACTTGGCGGCGTCGGTGAGCGCGGCGTAGAAGATCGACTTCTGCTCCAACTGCTCGCCGGACGAGGTCTGCACGCGCACGACGCCGTCGTCGAGGAAGCCCTTGACGTCGACCGCCGTCGCGTAGGTGTCACCGCCCGCGCCCGCGCCTGTGAACGTCGCCACGCTTGCCGTGTGGATGAAGAACACCGAGATGGCGCTCATGCGACGACGGGCGGCCACGGGTCGGGCAGCAGGTCGATGCTGAACGCACCGGAGCGGCCCGCGAGCCGGCGAAGGGTGGACTTGTCAGAGCGGGACAGGTACAGCCCGCCGATGCCTGTGGTCGAGCCCTGCGAGCCGTAGGCGATCTGTCCTGAGCCGAGGCCGACGGAGTGAGCAGAGGTGACGTTGTTGAACGCCCGCCCGGCCACACCGAGCACGACGGGTAGCGCCGTGGCGTCAAGGGTCGACCAGATGGTTTCGCACAACGCCTGCGACAAGGCGAGGATCTGGGTCGCACGGGCGCTGTCAATGGACGCGACACCCAAGTACACGCCGAGATCGGACGGAACGGCTATCGGTGTAGTCATGCCCGACTCCTCTCGACGTGTACCACTGGGTTGGGGTCAGGCGAACAGGCCGCGCATGACGCCGTGAGCCGCCTGGTTGCCGAACGCCAGGCCGATCTCGCCGTAGAGCTGGGTCTTGTCGGCGGACCCGGTCTTGGCCAACTCCTCCTCGAAGAGCACGCCCTTGTTGGGGATCGTCATGAACACCGGCTGAACCTGATCGAGCGACACGACTGCCAGTGCGTCGGAGGGCAGCGCCCGCTCGATCGCGACGTTCAGCGTGCCGAAGTCGGTCACGATCGTGTCGAGGGACATGCCGCCGACGTTGCGCGTGCCGAACAGCAAGTTCGCTGCCGTACCGGATGCGGCGTAAGCCTTGGACAGCGCGAGCTTCTGGCCCGAGGGCACGAAGAGCGTTGCGGTGCCCTGCTCGGTGATGCCACCGTTGTCGTACACCGACTGGAGCAGACCGTTGATGGCGTCCACCGTGGCGATGTTCGCGGCCTTGATGCCGTAGAACGACACGGTTGCGGTGCCGATGGTGATCGCTGAGCCGCCCTTGGTCGCAGAGACGTCGAACGTGGCGGTCGTGGAGATCGCCTGCACCCAGTAGTACCGGTTGGGCACGATCGTGGTCGCCACACCGACGTCGGTGAACACGACCTTGTCGTTCACGGCCAGGTCATGGGTGACGGTGATGTGGGTCGTCGCAGCGGACGCGCCCGTGTAGAGCGCGTGGCCCGTCGAGAGCACCTGCGCGTTGGACGTGCAGACATTCAGCAGGCCGTTCATGGCCCGCGCGGTCGCGTTGGTGGCCGGGTCGACGCGGACGCCGTTCCAGAAGCACCAGTTGACGTCCCGCTTGATCTGCTTCAGCGACTGGATGATCTGCCACTGGTGCTCGTTGACAACGGGGTTGCCAACGCTGCCGACACCCTGCGCGCTGTTGCCTGCGGCGCCCTGGTAGAACTGGTTGGTCGCAGCCTGCTTCGAGTAGGACGTGCTGATGGCCTCCTGGAAGATCTGGACGCGGTTCTGCGCGTTGGCGCGCACGCGGGCCTCAGCTGAGGGGGCGTCAGCGCCCTCAAGACGCGGCCGTGAAGCGGCGTCACGCAGGTCGTAGGTCTGCCACTCGATCGTGGTGTCGGTGACGCTGCCGGCACCGTTGAGCCCACCGGATGCGGAGAACAGCGGGGTGTCCTCCGGGGTGAGCGCCAGGAGCTGGCCGTGGTAGTTGGGTTCGTTGAACGTGGTTCCGATGGCGGTGATACCAGACATGGTGAGTCCCTTCTAGGACTTGGTTTTGAGACTCGCCGCGCGCTGCTCTTCGAGCGCGATGCTGAGTCCGATGTCGCCCGCCTTCATGGCGTCAGCGATCTGCTTTTTGAAGTCCGGCGCGCCGGATCCGCTGGCACTCGACCCCTGTGCGGGGTTCGGGGCAGGAGGACGCGGTGTGCCGGGTGCGGCGCCAAGCCGCGGGTTCGACGCGACGGCCGACGTGATCGCAGCCGTGACAGCCGCGGAGTCGGTGGGGTCGATGTCCTTGAGCGACGCCAGGAAGCTCGTTGAATCAAGCAGCGCGGACGGGTCCGCGATACTGCCGGCTGCCCGATAGACGGCGAGTTCAACTCGCGCCTGCCTTGCTTCTGCCGTTTGCGTGGTCAACTGCTCGGTGAGCTTGACCGGGTCGGGCGTCTCGTCCTTGTTCAGACCGAGAGCCTTGGCGATGGACGCGGTGAGTTCGGCCCGTGCGGCCTCAGCCGATGTGCTGAGTGCGGTCTCAGCGGCCTGTCGCTTCGCCCGTTCTGCCTTGAAGTCGTTTCGGATTGCCGCGACAACCTTCTGCGAGTGCTCATCAAGAGCGCTCTCATCGCGTTCTGCTGCCGCGACGGCGTCCGCCAGTAGCGCGGACGCCTGATCGTCGGTCACGCCCGCAGGCGATGCGGGGGCCTCAGGCGTGACGGGGGTTGGCTGTTCAGACATGAGTCCTCCAGGGACTTTGAGCGGTCACACCGAAGCCCCGGCACCAGACCGGGGCTTTCGACGCGTTGAGAGGGTGTTACTTCAGAGATCCGTCTGCGTTCCATGACGCCGGGATCTGGTCCATTCCGCCAAGAGCCTTGGCGCGTTTCATGATGAAGCGACGCACCGCGGCCTGACCTGCGGCGCCACCCTTGGCGCGGCCCACGGCCATGATCGCGTTGTGCATGTCGGCCATCGTCTTGATCGGGAAACGTCCGCCTGGCATGGCCGCACCTGACTTCGCGGCCTGCTCACGTCCTGACGCGCTCAAGTCGGCCATGTCAACCCTTCTTGAGGGGGCCGGTCTTGCCCGTCACCGGGCGACCTTCGACGGCCTGACGGAAGGCGTTGCGCGCGTCGTTTCCTGAGCGGCCCTTTGTGGAGTCAGCCCACAGTTGCTGCATGTCGCGCATGTGCGCGCTCGGCTCGTAGGCGTTGAAGACCGGCTCCGCGTGGCACTGGCAGAGCCCGCCGCTACCGTTCGCATTGGGCGTGTGAGCCCTGAAATCAGCGGACTGCTTCGACCTATACAGGAACCCGGCGCCCGCCCGCAGCGCGAGCATGACGCAGAACGAACAAGCGCCCGGCGACGTGACACGCGCCCAGCCCTTCGCGTACTTGTCCTGCTGAACGGCGCCGATGATCGTGTCCCGGCCCTGATCGAGGACCATGTTCTGCACGGCCCCGTCGAGTTGCCGCATCGCAGCCTCCGTGGCCTGCGGTGTCACCGGGCCGTACAGGTCCGTCGTCGCCCACGACACGGCCGACTCGATCACCGAATCCGCAAGCGCAGGAGCCAGTTTCGACACGGGCCTGCCGGGCACCGACGCGGCCCGACGCTCCCGCTGGTAGTAGGCCAGCGCGCCGGCGGCCGACGCGCGTCCGTACCGCTGGACGATGGCCCGAACCACCGCCGTGAACCGAGGCATCGTGGCCTGCAGGTTGTGCAGGTCCAGCAACGGCCACGCCTGACGCAGCAGCGCCGGGATCAGTGAGACGAGAGCGGCCTGACCCGCCTGGTGTTCAGCCGCCGTTTGCTGCGACACTTGGAACCTGCTTCGGCATCAGGTTCTGCGTCGGCACGGCGAGACTCTGCGCGTCGGCGGTAACCACCTTCTCTGCCTTCATCGCCCGCAGCTCCATGCTCGACGCGATCTGCTGGAGCTCCGACTGGCCCTTGTCCAACTGGCGGTCCTGCTCCATCTGCTGGCGTTGCACGGCCGTGACGCCGGCCAGTTTGAGTGTCACGTCGGAAGTGGCGGGGAACGACCCGGCGGCGATCATCTTGCTGATCGGGTCCGCGGCCTGAGCCAGCGACACGTGATGCACCGAACGCCAGTCGACCTCAATGCGACGGAACTGCTCGGGCAGGTTGCCGCCGTTCTGGAAGCGCATCGCCATCTGCATCACGCGAATCATCGGCGTAGCGAAGTAGTCCTGCATCAGCTCGGCGCGACGGTTCCGCGTCAAGTCCGCACCGTCATAGGCGTCAGCGCTGATCGGGTTGCCCTGCGTGTACAGACCCAACTCCTGCGGTTGCGCAGCTGTGATGCCAGCGGCCTGAGAGCCGTACATCTCGATCAGCTTCGTGAACACCGAGGGGTCGTAGGTCTGCAGTTGGTGGATCTCGGGGAGGTTGCCGTCACCATCGCGCTCGAGCCCAAGCAGTTTGTGAATGTACGTGTCCCACGAGGAGCGCTTCGTCCCGTCCGCGTTCTGGAAGTCGTCCACCGAGGCGCCGAGGATCGCGATGCGCGGGGCCGAGTACAGCTCGCGGGCGACCTCAAGCCCGAGCAGGGTGCGGCACGCCGCGTCCACTGTGGACATGAGTTCCGGTGTGATCGCAGAGTTCCCGTCACGGTTGTCCGTCTCAGGGTCATTCGCCATCCGCACGACCGGCACGAAATCGAAACCGTGCTCGTCACGATTCACCAACTGCCACACAAAGTTCTCGTCCTGTGCGACCTCTAGCGTCTTGCCCGGAACCAGAACCACAGAGTGGCGCTGGTTGTCGACCATGTACGACTGGATGGCCGACTTCGCGCGAGTGCCGGTCAGATCCCACAGCACACCCATGTTCAGCGGCGACTCAACAGTGATCTTCGGTGACCCGCCCGGCTCATCAGGCGATCCGATCAGCCAGTAGCCGCGGCCCATCGTCAAGGCGTCCTTGAACGCCAACTTCTGCTCAGCGGCCAACCCGTTGTCGACCCAGACGTCCTCCAGATCCTGATTGATGTCAGTCTCGCCAGGAAGGCGGAACCCGTCACGAGCGAGACGCTCCACATACGGGTTCACTGCGAGACGAGGCCAGCCCACCAGCGTGCGTAGAGCCTTGGCGATGTCATCCGGCACGGCCATCTTGAGGTTGTCGATGATCTGCGCACCCTTGAAATACGACTTGCACAACTGCATGTTGTTGCGGTCATGCTGCTGCCGCATCTGCAGCCTCGCGATCAACTGACGCTCATCCTCAGACAAACCCAAGAGCGGCAGGGTTGGAATACTGGTCGGGGCGAACGTTGACGGAACCCAATCGGTGAACCCGACCATCCCACGCCCCCCTTCCGTTAGTCGCCTAGGAGGATCACCCGACCCTTGCCGGGCGTGCCTTTCTTGATGCTGAGCAGGTAGATCCGGCGAAGCATCCGGCCACCGACCAGACAGACGGCGAGGTCGATCTTGTGACGCGATTCGCGGTTGTCCTTACGGATCGAGATGCCGTACTTGCCCGGCGCCCGCTTGGCGTTGCCCATGTGCTCGATCAGCCACGCCGACTTGGCGAAGGTGACCGCGCCCGCCTCGAGCTCGTTTAGAACCTGCTCGCACGCCGGCACAAAGACCGCTTGGTTGATCTCCAGTGCCATGTCGAACGCGACCGCATGAGTACGGTTACCGGACTTGACCGGCCAGCACTTCAACCGCTTGCCGTACCGCTTCGACCACTCGTCACACAGCGGCCACCAGAAACGGTTATCGCCCTCAGCGTCGTCATCCTTCGCGTGGGACGGGTCGAACCAGAACGCCACAACCTTGAAGGTGGCCATCGCCTCGATCACCGCATGATCGAGCGCGTCACGGTCGACGATCTGCCCAGCCTTGGGCTGCTGGACATGCAACACCTGGGCGTGACCGTCGCTGATGCGGATAGCCAGTAGGCCGGTGGCGTCGTCGGACTTGGAGCCGTCACCGAACAGGACGACGGGTGTGCCGGGCTCGATCAACTCGTCCCGAGCTGCGAGCGCGACGTCTTTCGGGTCGCACCAGGCGTCTTCTTGCGCCGTGATCTGGTTGTACCACTTGCGCCGCGACTCGCTCGGCGAGTTCATCGGGTTCAGGATGGACGAGATGATCCGCTTCGTGGACAGCCAGATCGAGTCGCCCCGAATGGACTCCACCACGCCAGGAGCAGCATCCACAGTCAGAGGCGCCTCGGGTGGGGCCTCGAGCGAGTCGTAGAGCTGGCCGAAGTCCGCCGACTTGGGCCGCTGGCAGTTGATGCACTCAGGCCAGTCCGTCGAGGCCGCATGAACCTCACAGCGGGTGCCCTGCGTCGCCTCGAACGCCTCGCGCGCCTTCTGCCCGACGCTGTCCTCGCCGGGCCGATACGCGTTGCAGATGTCGAGGATCCGCGCCGCACCAGCAGGGCTCTTCGCAGCGTTACCCTCGATCGCGCCGGCCATCAGGTGACCGCCGTTCGAGGTGTTCCAGTTCTGCGTCTCCACGCGGATGATCCGCGTCGGACGCCCGCCCTCAATCGTCAGCGGGTTCGACGTCACAGCCTCGATCTGCGCCGTGTCACCCCGGGCCCACACGTTCAGCTTGCCGATCTGGATGCCGTACTTCTTGCGCGTCTCGGCAGGTATGAGGCCGGGAAAGAACTTCATCGTCGTCTGCGTCTGCTGCTGCGCCGTGGCGATGATCTGAACCCACGCGTTCTCCTGCTGCCGACCGACAGGGACGTCTCCGCGCCAGTGGTCGAACACGGCATCCTCAGAGCAGATGTCCGTGGCCGACACGCACGCACCGACCGGGTCCTTGCCCCAACCCTTGAGGCGCTGGAGCACCGACGTTGAGTACAGGAACTCGCCCGTCTCCGGGTCGAGCGCGTCAGCCCACAGGATGAACCGGGCCTGCTCAAGCGTGTACGTCCACGGCCCACCCTTGGGCGCCGACAGGTTCAGCCCAGCCCACGCCAGGTTGCGCCACCCCAGCGTCACCGCCGGCAGAACCCAGCCGTTCTCGTACCGCCACGTCGGGCCGATCTTGACCGGCTCCCACGCGAGGCCCACGGGCGGTGTCGCGCGCTCTAGCTGGTCTCCGTACCAGCCGATGATCTCGCGGTAGTCAGAGTCAGCGGTGCGGGTCTGGGAGGCAGCGAGGCTACGCGCCACGCGCAGACCACTTGGCGACCGCCGCGCTGCGGTGCTGGTTCGCCGCCGGCACCTCGTCACCATCAGGCAGGTGCAGTTGCCGGAAGAACCCAGCCCGAGACTTGCGGTGCTTGTCGATCTCAGGAATGAGCGGGTGAATCACGAGTTGACCCATGCTGCCCGAAGTCGTCATCGGGGAACCATCCTCGACCCACGCCTCAGTCAACGCGGTGAGCATGTCAGTCGTCCGGCAGACGTCCTCAAGGACCGAGAACTCATCCGGGCGCAGCTTGTAGGCGCCAGCGATCGACGACCACTGAGCCCTACCCGCCTTGCCCAGACCAACCGGTGCCTTCGGTGCAGCCATGACGATGACCTCCAGGGTCGGTGCGTACCACCAGGGCACGATCGTGCAGACGCGGCTAAGTCAGCACGCGGGTACGGGCTGCCGAAAAAACGGGAGCGCGGCGCACGCAGGATCCGGCCTGCTAACCAGCATCGCCCTGGACCCCTTAGGTTAGGGGACCCTCCCCCACCCCTATGCGTCCGGTGATATATCAGAGGGCGCCGGGGTGCTTCTCGATGGGTCGCTTACCTCGGGCCGCTCGTTTGGCGTGGCCGGCTGCTCTGCCGCGTGCGGCTTCTGCCTTGCTCTTGTCGGCGTGGCAGTCACGTCCACAGGTGGGGCAGGGCGTGCCGTGTGCGGGGGCGAGGTTGCTCGCGTCGTGCACTGAGAGCGTTGGGTGTGTCCACTCTGCCCAGCCGATGACGTGGTCGACCTGCTCTGCTTGCCCGTGTCCGCATAGGTGGCAGATGCCGTCGTGTGCGACAAGGATGCGTGCTGCCTTGTGTCGGTCGATGTAGTCGGCTGGCGTGCGTCGCTTCTGATCCCACGCCATGCGCTCACCTCATGGGTCAGAGGGCATCCGAGTGTGACTCGTCGCTCGGTTGCGAGCGCTTCGCTGGGTTGCCTGCGCCTGTTGCTGCCAAGCCACCGATCGCGAGCAGTGCACCGGGGATGGTAAGCGCGAGTGCGATCCCGCGCCGGCTGGACGTCGCATCGCTGCAACGGCCTGACGCGTCGGGGTTCGCCTGGCCCCCGTAGACGGCGGCGTAGTCGGAGGCGAGTGCGTCGTTGGACGGGCTGAATGCTGAGCCGCAGTTGGACCCGCTCTGGCTCATGGGTGTGAGTCCGAGGATCAGACCGACCCCGAGGAGCAGGGCGCCGAGGGTGAGGAGCAGTGCGTTCAGCTTGATGGTCACGTCGGACAGAGTGGCACGACTCGGGCCGTGATACGCGTGTCTAGCGCAGTGCTGTGATGAGTGGCACGAGCACCCAGGCGAGGAGGCCGAGCGGTACCCATGCGACGCGGGATGGCACGCTGAGCACGGCGAGGCCGAAGCACACGGCGGCGATGATGAGCAGAACCAGTGCGATGGTGTGCATGGCTGCCTCCGGGCATGGGAATGCGCCGAGCCCTAGGACCAGGACACCGACGCTAGGCACATGCTAGGGGACATGCCTGTCAAGCACAAGGACCGCAGGGCGTGTCGTCACGCTGCGTCGTCACGCTTCGGGCGTGCCAACTCCATGAGGTCGTCGAGCAGGTACAGCCGGCGCTCGCTCGCGTCGGTGGAGTATGTGCCGTCGGCGGACCGCGGTAGTACGCGCTTGCGGGTGGCCCACTTCTTGATCGTGTCCTTCGGGATGCCCATGAGCGCGGCGCCTTCGGTGGGTGTGACGAGGTAGCCGGCGTACTGCTGGAGCACCCACTCACGGCGGCTCGCGAGGCTGAATGTGGCACCGCAGCACGGGCATCGCACGGTGGTCGCGAGGCGCCGGTCGTCCTCAAGCACCCACATATCGGTGAAGCATGGCAGCCAGTCGGGGTCGGGGTCGCCGGGTGTCCCGTCGGGTCCGATGACGCCGATGAAGCTGCACCGGCCGGCGTAGATCCGGGCGGGTGGACTGTCGATCTTGCGGACGATCTCGTCGATCTTGGTGTCGAGGTTGACTGCGAACCGTGCGCCCCATTCGGTGTTGGCTAGGTGGTTGACGAACTGTCGGAGGAGTCGACAAAGGAACCCGAAGCTCGGTTCCGGGGTGGAGTACGCGACGAGGGTCTGGACTTCGGAGATGTCGAGGGCGAGGGAGTCGGCGGCTTGTCGGATGCTGGCGAGGATGGCTATGCGCAGGTTGTAGGCGGCTTCGTTGATCGCCATCGGTGTTTCGCTGCTGCTGCCACCCTCGCCCATGGCTGCGTAGTCGACGCCGCGGAGGCCGGCGAGTTTCACGCTGAGCTCGTCCCACAGACGCGGGAGTCGTTCGAGGTTGTTGCCGAGCCGGGTCCGGCAGGCCGGGCAGATGTAGCCGTCCGGTGCTGGCTGGCCACAGATGCAGGTCGCGTCGCTCATCGGTTCCCCTCGAGGTGCTCTACCTGGACGTCCCCGCCGGAGTACCGATCGCGGGAGATACCGACCGCGCAGGCTTGCTGGACTGCGAACTGGGGTTTCTCTCCGAGCCGAAGCAGGGTCTCGAGGGCGCCGATCGCCGGGCCTTCGCCGGTTCCGATCGCGGCCATTCCGTCGTCGTGTGCGACGGCTTGCATGTGGACCAGGGTCCAGAGGCCACCACCGACGCCGAGAATGAGGTTCCCGTCGAGCCGACCGTCGGCGACGATGCCTTCGGTGACACCCTGCTTGCTGATGGCGATCGCTATGTCGGTCGCCCACACGTCGAATCCCTTGTCGGTGAGCGCGGGGTATCCGACGCGGTATTGGATCATGTCCGCGAGCGCGCCGTCTCCGGAGAAGCCGAGGAGGAGATCCCCTGAGGGTGTGCTGACACGCCGGATCTTCCGGGCGGTGTAGACGGGCCGGTCGTAGATGTTGGTCATGGTGTCGGCGGCCATCCACACGTCGCGACCGTGGGCGACGGCGACGACGGTGGTCACGGGGTGCTTCCCTTCGGCAGTGTCGGGCGCGGGTCCTGCGGCGAGGCCGTCATGCGATGACCCCGGGGGTCGTGGATCACGGTGAGCGGGCCGAGGAGGTCGACGAGGTTGTGCATCTGTTGCCAGGAGATCTCGGTGTCCTCGACGTGGTAGCCGTACAGGTCGCCCCTGTCGTCCTCGGTCACGACCCAGACGTAGCCGTAGCGGTCAAGGACGGCCGCGTCGCCGCCTGTCTCCGTGAAGTCGTGGAACTCGTCGACGTCGGCCGCGTTGGTCAGGGTCACGTTCATGCGGGTGTTCCTTCCAGGGTGGGGTCGCCGGCTTTCGCTGCGGCGGTGGCGTGCTCGGCGTCGGTACGGGCCTGCCCGCCACGTGCAGCCTCGACACGGGCAGCGTCGAGGAGGTCGTACATGTTCTCGGCCGGCTGGGGCTTGGCGACGTAGCCGGGGCAGCCGATCCACGGATGGACGCGTTGCGGCTTGTAGCACTCGACGCACAACGTCCTCACGTCCTCGTTCGACGGGTGACGGTCGGCCTCGGATTCGATGGCGTGGCCGATGCGCCAGTGATTGCCGTCCATCGCGATCACAGCCGGGCTGCGGTTGCTGGCGGTCGCTGCTGCTGCGAGCGCGGCGAGGGCGAGGCGTGCTGGTTGGGCGTCGCCGCGCTTCGAGAGTGCAGCGAGGATGCCGGGCAAGTCCCACGTGGGGCGAATCTGGTGAACCCACCTGGCGATGATCTGCGCATCGTCCCGTGAGATTTGTGGGTCATTCATGGCTTTCACCACGGATCCCGTGTGTGGTCGAGCAGGCACCATTCGTCGGACCCGTCGCCTTGGACGTCGGCGCACACGATCTCGTCACCGATGTGGATCCGGTCACCGCAGCACGCACACGCGCCGTCGAAGCGTGCCTCTCGCTCGGTGCCGACGTAGCGCACTGGCTTGTCGGATCGGCCGGTTTGGTGCAGGCAGTGGGCGCACTGGTCGGTTGGCAACTCGGTGATCTCGCAGTCATTCATGGCTTTGGGTCCTCTCCGGTCGCTGGTACAGGCTGTAGATGAATGACTGCAGAACCATCGTTCTTAGTACTTCTCCCTTCCCTTCCATTCCTCTTCCCTTCCCCCAGTGAATCGGGCACGCATCCTGTCGGGATTCATTCACTGAACGATTCACTGAACGATTCACTGATTCCACCCGTGATCGAAGAGGCCGTCGGGAGGTGGGCAGGGCAGTGAAGACGGCTGTGGTCGGTTGATGCGCTGGTGCTTTCGGTACTTCGGGAAGTACCCATAGGGCACACCGTCGATCGTGTACATCTCGACGAGTGGGCGGTCGTGGCTGGGCCTCTTGTCTGTGACCTCGTTGAGCCAACAGGTCAGCTTCGCCGGTTTGATGTCGGTGTCGAGCGGGAAGACGTATCCGAGGATCGCCTGCTGTGTGGCGACGAACCTCCCGGCGTCGTCGGCCATGGAGATCAGGCCGACGGCGAGCAGGCGGGCGTCACGGGACATGTGCCCGCAGGCCGCCCAGAACGACGGCTTGATCGTGCGGATGCGTGCCATCTATGCCGCTCCCCATCCGTGGTCTTTGCCGTATGCGTCGATCTCGGCGTTGAGTGCCCGTCGCCGCCCGGCGCACAGCCGTGGTGTGTCGAGGTAGACGGACAGCAGGGTTTCCTTGAGGCTGGCCGTGGCGTCTTTCCACGGCGGCTCGTTCGTGGGTGCGCGGCCGTTGGTGTCGAAGCCGCGGCGCTCCACTTCGAGCTGGCGGGCGAGGTCGGGCATCGGCTGGCCGATCAGCCACATCGGATCAGGCAGGGCGGTCATGCGGCACCGTCGAAGTCGAGGACGCCCTGTGAGAGGCGCTTGGCTGTGACCTCGCAGTAAGCCTCATCGATTTCGACACCGATAGACGGAACACCAAGTCGCTTCGCTGCCACGAGCAGCGAGCCGGCCCCTGAGGTCGGGTCTGCGATCACGCCGGGTGGGCATTTGCGGATCAGGTCGAGCAGTAAGCCGACCGGCTTCTGGTGGGGGTGCTCGCGCCCGTTGCGGGATATCGACTGCACGGGTGCGTGGCTGAGCACGTTGGACGTGCGTGGCCCGGTGAACCCATAGCCGATGACGTAGACCTCTTGATCGCTAGGCTTCCACGGCACCGTCAGGTTGCCCATCCCGAGGGCACCCTTCGTGTCCCAGATCAGACGGGTGTGAGTCCCTGCCGGGCGCGGGATTCTCCATGTACCGAAGACGAGCGCTGGCTTTGGTGCCCATGACGCGAGGATTGCGTCACGGACGTACGTGTCCTGATCCCCAGTGATCGAAGTAGCGAGAGTGTCCCGGCGGGAGCCGCTGCAGTAGTTGATGCCGTAAGGCGGGTCCATGATCAGCACGTCGGCCTCGAGCCACGCCGGTTCTTCGAGACAGTCGCCGTGGTAGAGCGTCACGAGTTCGTCCTGGTAGTAGACGGTCACCGCGGCACCTGCACGGGCTCGATGGCCATCTGTGCGAGGAGCACGGCTTCGTTGTCGCGCTCAGCGCAGGCGTCGAGCCACTGCTGGTGCGCACGCTCGGCGTGGACACGCGCGAGGTCGGCAGCGTCGAGCGCACGCCGCCAGATGTCGCGCTGCCGGGTGATGGTGGGGTCCTCCGGTGTGTGGCAGGTGCACGCGCAGGTCGCTTCGTACGGCGGGTGACCGTAGGTGTGGCTGCACTTGGCGTGTGACCATGCCGCCGCGCCGGTCGTGCACCAACCGCTCCGGTAGGTGGCCTTGACGGCGGTCATGCGATCAGCGCCTTCGGGATGTCGTACTGCTGCGCGCAGTCGACGCATAGGCGATGCACCCACGGCGCTTTGCCGTTGCTCGCGTCGTGGCCGGGGAATACGACCGATCGGACGTATCTCCTGCCGGGCAAGATCATGTGACCCGGCCCGTCGTACGGCCCGTCGCAGCGGTGCCGCTTCCGTGCCCGCACAACCTTCGCCGTGTAGTTCGATTCGAGGGTCACGCGGTCACCGGCTCGAACAGGAACTCGAGCCAGACGCCGCCGCGGGCCAGTGCCGGGTCGACCGCCTCATAGAGGTGGGGTCCGTCGACGTGTGCCGTGTCGTCGTCGTCGAGGAATCCGGCATCGACCACGCCGTCGAGAGCAGCCTTCGCGGTGGGGTACCAGTTGGCGATGTCGCGGTGGTGGCGGCTGGCGAATGTGAGGGTGGCGTCGCACCGCACCCGCTCGTGGATCGGGTCGACCTGCGGGCGGCTGTTCCGCATGACGTTCTGCGTGGCGATCCCGGCGAGTTGGCGGATGTTCGCGACCGGGCCGATGCGGGTCTGCCACCGGGCGTAGCGGCTGGTATTCACGTTCAGCACCCACGCGGCGGGGACGAGGAAGCCGACGGAGACGGTCACCGGGTCGCCTCCCCGCCCTCAGCGCGTGCCGCCAAGAAGTCGTAGGCCGCTTCGTATTCATCGACGCTGGGGCAGGCGACGATCAGCGCAGCCTGGACCAGGATCGCGTCGAAGTCGCGTTCGCAGATCTCCGGGTAGTCGGCCCATTCGATGTCGTGTGCGAGCGCCCACCGGGCCACGATGTCGACGGCCTCGGCCACGCGGTTGTCAGCCACGGTCATCGTTCCGTTCACGCTCGGCCTTGAAGTAGGCCTCTTCCTCTTTCAGCACCTTCCGGAGCCGTGCGGCACCGTGGCTCTTGCAGTAGCTCCCGTACAGGTCGTTCCGGAAGGTCAGGAGTTGCTCGGCAGCGGCACGTTCGCATCCGTATTCGCTGCACCGCGGTAGTGCTCGGAGGAAGGCCATTACGCGCTGCCACCCCAGCCCGGCTCCGAGGTCGGGTCGAAGAGGGCCGACTCGTCGCCGGTGGGCTCAGCGTCGGGCACGTACTGTGCGGCGGCCTCGGGGTTCTCCATCGCGTCGATCAGCTTCGACGCTTCCGCCATCGTCAGGTCGTTGCTCGACTTGATCGGACGCTGGACCATCGTGGAGATGTAGTCGAGCTTCTCCTCGCGACCTGTGATCCCGAGTTCCTGGATCTGAATGTTCAGCTTGACGACCTGATCGCGGGATGCGGGCCTGGGGGCGGACTCGACGGGTTCCGCGGGCTGCTCTGGTTCCGCAGCGGGCGGCCCATCAAAGGACGGTTCTTCCGGTTCGGGTGCGGCGGCGCGCTTCACCGACGTCTTTGGGGCGTCGTCGCGTGACACGCTGGACGTGGGCTGCGGCTGGTCGAGCTCGAGATCCTCAACCGAGTAGGGCACGCCGGCCAGGACGTCCGCGGCAACCTTCCGTGCGATCTCCGCAGCGGCCTTCGAATAGAGCATCTCTTCGGGGTTCGATGCGTACTTCGCGTTGGTCGTGTACTTCGCCTTCGTGGCGCGGGCGATCGTCCACGACGACCGTTCGACGTGGCTGGATCCGCGCCGCTGGCCGCAGACGACAACCTCAGCGGCAGTGGACTTCTCCGTCCACACTTCGTGACCGTGCGACTGTGCGAGCGCGACCATGCTCTTGGCGTACAGGGCTGGTGTGCCGTGGACGACGTAGATCGACCGCAGGGAAGCGATCGGGGACAGGCCAAGCTCATCGCCCATGAGGATCGCGGCAGTCGCGTCACCCGGTTTCCCGGCGAAGTCCTTCGGTACGAACGACGTCTGACACAGCGACAGCGCGAGTTGGTGCGCTGCGCCGGCTGCCTCGGCCCATGCGACGAGTCGTCCCCCGGTGGGGTCGGTGAGGGCGATGTTCTGCTGTGGTGGGGAATACGGTGCGATCTCGGTCATGCTGCGCCTTCTGTCGTTGAGTCGTTGTCGGGCAGCGGTTCCGCAGGCCCGAGACAGTTCTTGATGTTGTCGGCGTTGCGGCCGGTGTAGGCGACATGCTGGAACCATCGCCACGCGTCGTCGGGGTTCTTGACCCAGTAGTGGCGTGTCTCGTATGGCTGAACGTGAACCACAGCAAGAGATCCGGTCGGTTCGATCGGGTGCTCAGTGTCGCGGTCGTCGTCGTCCACGTAGAACTCACAACGGTCATACGCCGCGAGCTGCAGCCCGTTGTCGCCATACACGCCCGAGGCCGTCTTCCAGTCGGCCGTGCAGAGGCGGCCTGCGATGGTGCCACGGAAGTCGGCGCGGCCCGCATACCACCATTGACGATTCCCCATGCTGCGCTCAGTGATCTCGGGCTGCACGTCGAACGCGTTCAACCATTCGACATAGCCCTCGACGTACGGCAACAAGTGCTCGGGGACGTCGACCTCTTGCCCGTGGACGATCCGCTCAGCGAGCGCATGGACGTCAGTTCCTCGTGCCCCGGCTGTATCACGGGCCTGCCACGGAACCTCTTTCAATGCAGCGACCATCGGGGCGCGGCCCATCGCCCGGAGCCGTCCGACCTGCTCGGGTTCGTCAGCGACGAACTCGGCAACCGACTTCGCGGACCAGTAGACGAGGGCAGGCTTCGGCAATCCAGCCTTGATGAGCCCGGTAACGCCAGGAACCCTGTCCCGCTTGGACTCTCCCGCCACGCGGGACATGCGGTAGGTGTGGTTTCCGGGAGAGAACAGGAGGCTCATCGCACGTCCCCGTCGGCTTCGGCGGCGAGTTCGGCGAGGACTTCGGCTTGGGCCGCGACGTCGGGGACGCCGGGGGTTCCGCAGCAGTCGCAGCCACAGCGAGTCTTCGACGGGTCCGGCTGAAGTCGCTCAGCGGCGTAAGCAATGTCATCCTCGTCGGCCCACGTGTGCCAGCTCGAGTCGTGGCTACCAAACATGCACGGCCAGCACTTCGTGTAGCAGTAGATGATTCCGCTCGGGATCGGTACCGGCTCGCTCATGCGTAGCTCCCGCGACCGTGACCGTGGCCGTGCGGTTGGCCGGCAGCGCACAGACTGCACGGCAGGGGTGCCACGACTGCCGCCGCGGCGAACGTGAACACGTCACGGCCCTCAGCGTCGAGCCACCAGTGGATGTACCTGCCCGGGTAGGTGGCTCGCATCTCGTCCACCGCGGCCTTCCAGTCTTCGCCGCAAAGGCCCGCGGCCAGCGTGACTGTGACCGTCCCATCCGACTTGGCGTGAGTGGTTGATACGGCGTCGCTCATGCCGGTTCCCCTGCCTGGCTTGACGATTCGACGTAGCCGGCACCCGCGCACGCCGAGCACTTCCGGCCGTCGAAGTCGGATCTGCGGACGTTGCCGAGGATTCCCGATCCCTCGCAGACGTCGCACAGCTCGTCGTCGGTGGTGAACCGGGCGCAGGCCGCGTCGTCATGCGTGAGCCGAGGTTCGTTACAGAGCACGCAGTTACCCGGCGTGAGATGCTCCATCCACGCGACGGGGCTCATCTGTCGTCACCGGCTTTGCTGATGGCGTAGGCGACCAGGGCCAGCAGCGACGCGGCCCACCAGAAGATCTCGATGCCGCCCCACCAGGCCAAGACGTGGTAGATCCAGCCAGCGTCGGGGGTGAGCTTGATAGCGGCGAACCAGAGGACGAACACGCGCGACATCATGCCGACCGTCTTGCCGAACCACATGGAGCCGGTGGGCCGACGCGGCTTGTTCCAGCTGGCCTCGCATGTCTCCCACCACAGAAGCTTCAGGCCACTCATCGCGGACCCTCGATCATTTCCCGGAGTTCGGCGTCCGCGGCCGCATCCTGCGCGGCATCGACGGTGTGACCGCCCTGCCGCCACCAGTGGAGGACGACATCGACGACGACCATCGCGGCCATCGTGGCGAAGAAGACGCCGACGCAGATCGCTAGACCCAGCCCGGCGGTCACGACGTCGCCTCGTCGCTGGTCAGGTTGTCGTCGCCGGCTGGGTCGTAGCCATCCTCGCCGGGCATCAGACCGCCCGCGCTCCAATACCGGTACTGCATCTCGACGCACAGCTCGGGCCACGCGGCACGCAGTTTCGCTTCGTTCGCCGTGTCGGCCTTGCGGTACGCGGCCATGATCAGCGCGGAGAACGAGTCGGCGTCGATCCGCAGGCTTTCGCGGTATGCGTGAAGGCTCACGACGTCGCCCCGGCCGCGGCGTCGAGGATGGCCTGGACCAAGATGGGTGTGTCGCCGGTGGTGGCGCGCTCGCTACGGCGCAGGTTCTCGATGAGGTCCCACGGGATGACCGCGACGCGCTGCCATTCGGCGGGCTCATCCGATGAATCGAGGGCTCTTGACTGGTAGGCCTCGATACCGTCTTCGCGCTGCCAGAACGCGTCGGGGTGCTCCTCCCACGGCAGCGACGGGGCCGGGGCAGGCTTCCGAGACGACACCGAGAGTCCATCCAGCCAGTCCTCACCAACTGACACCGGATGCTTGAACCGCCCGCCCTCGGTCACGATCCACACACGACCACCGAGCATCTGTACGAGCGCATCAGGCGTCGTCCAGACCTGACCCCACTCGTCCATGCGGGCCAGTGTCAGAAGGTCACCGTCGCGGACGTCGGACGGTTTGATCGGCTCGGCCACGGCTGGCGGGGAGTCGATCTCCCACGCACCGATCCGCGCGGGCAGTGCGGGCGGGCAGACCCCGTAGATGCTGGTCTTGCCCTGCGCGTGCTCGAACGCGAGTCGGCCACACTTCCGGCATTCCGTCTCGAACGGGCCGCGTTCCTGTGGGCCTGAGGGACCGTAGTCGGCCTCGTCGTCGGCGGGTTCAGCCTTCTCCGGGACGCACACGTAGTTGACGCCCAGGTTATGCACCGACATCGCAAGCTCGTGTCCCCCGTCGACCCGTCGCAGCATCACCCACATGCCAGTCCCGCCGGTGTCGCCGATTGCCGTCAGCTCGTACCGGCCACCGATCCGGCGGTCCCAAAGAGACCCGGTGCGCTTGCCATAGACGGTCAGATCGGAGGCGGTCATGCCGCACCGTCCGGCGTCGGTGGGGCGAACGTCAGGTCGGCGGCGGCCGTGAGCCTGCTGTAGGCGTCGCCGCCATAGCGGACGTACACCGAGAGAATGCCGACCTTCGTGATGACACCCGTTTCCCGTGCCCCGTAAGGCCGGGCGTAGACGACTCCGTCGCCGATGCGTGCGCGCGCCTCGTCGAGCGTCATGCGCTGATCTCCTTCGGAAAGTTGGGCCAAGCGAATTCGCCAAAGAGTTCGGCGGCAGCGGCGTCATACGCGCGCGCGGCATCCTCCGGTGTGGCGAAAATTCCAAGATGGAAATAGTTATCCTTCGTACTTATCTGCGCTCGCCACTTCGAGTCGCGGCGGGTAACCCCCTTGAACCCTGAGGTGTTGTTCGACTGCACGCCGCGGTTCATCAGGTTTGTCGCAACGGTCGCGGGCCGCAGGTTCTCTCTGCGGTTATCGAGGCCGTCGCCGTTTATGTGGTCAACGAAACCCCAGCCAGTGATGAACGTGTGCATCAAGATGCTCCGCTGCTTCTCGCCGCGGGGGGTGGGGATTCGGCGGCGACCATAGAACCTGCCGCGGCTCTCTTTCGCGGACCACTTGCCAACCGAAACGACCGTGTCGTAATCGGCGTCGTCAATCAGCGCGACGAGTCCACGTGACAGAGGTATCTCGCGCGTCATGACGCAACCGCCGTATGCCCGCAGCTGAGAATGACGTGGCCCGGGTGCGCTGACGGGCGCAGGATCGTCTCCTGCTCGAAGCATTCTGGGCACTCGACGGTGCGCGGCCCGGACGACTCGATGCGGGCGACCTGGACGTCGACGCCACCGGCGCGCAGCTTCTCGATCAGCGGCCCGAGGTCGATCGGCTCGGCGTAGGCGGCGCCCGCGCTGTTCTCGGCGTACAGGTCGGATTCAGCCTCGACGGCATACGGCGTCGAGCGCGCGAACGCGTCGGCGATCAGCCGCGGGAGCTCGGACGGGTTCATGCGATACTTCCTCTCGGTTGACGCGGCGTGCCTTTCTCTTACGGGGATGAGGTGCGCCGCGTTGCTTGTTGTGTGGTGTGGCTTGCTCGAGACGGCGGGGTGCCCTGCCGTGGGCTCACGCAACGCCGTCCCGAGGTCAGGGAGGCGGGTCGCGGAGGTCGCGGCGGATATCGCGGCTGATGCCCACCGCGCCAACAACCAGGGCCGCCAGAATCGCGATGCACAGCGTGGGGACCCACCACGGCATCGCCCACCAGGCGCTCATGCGGCTGCCCGCTTACGGGCGTGATACGACGCGAACCCAGCAGCCGCGTTGCCGGCACGGCAGGCGTTGCACCGGCAGCCCCAGTTGTTGTAGGCAGACGGGCCGTGCTCGACGTGGTCAGGCAACCCGTGGGCGGCGACCCACCTGCGCAGGGTGGCCCGCCGCGTCGCCATGCGCGCCGCGTGGGCTGCACGACACACGTCACACCGGCAACCCCGGTGGGCGTACGTCGAGGCGTTGTGGACGGTCCCGTCGACGGCGATCATCGCCACCACCACCAGCAGTTCGCGGTCATGCCGCGACCCGCCGGGGCGCGTACTGCCAGCGTTCGGTGAACACGATGTTGTGGATCGGTTGCAGCGCTTCGATGGTCGAGCGCTCGGTTGCCTTCGCGTCGCGCCAGTCGGGGTACTCGATGACCTGGACGTCAGCCACGACGGGCCACCACGGCTTGCGGTGGTGGTCTTGGATTCGGCTCTTCGGGTGGTACGTGTAACCGACGTAGAGCGCGGTGCCGTCCGCGGCGCGGAACGTGTAGACGAAGGCGCTCATGCGGCGGCCTTGCGCTTACGGCTGCGGGCCGACCTGCCCAAACTCTCGGGGTTGACCGTGTGGTCGGCGATGATCTTGGCGAGGTGCTCCTCGCCGTACCGCCGGTAGCGCCCGAGCTGGATGAAAGGGACTCGACCCGCGCGGGCCTGGTTCGCGAGCCAGAATCGGGTGACGCCGAGGTGCTCGGCTGCTTCCCGTTCGCTGCGTGTCGGCGGAGGCGATGCGTAGTGATCCGTAGGCATGAGCCGATTAGACCACCGATTGCCTCCGTTCGGTAGTAGCAATCGGAAGTTTCTCGGCGTGTCGGTATCTAGGGGGTCCCGTTCACCCCCTGTTGCGTATGTTCGCTTCCCCTCGGTATCGTCGCGTCGTGCCGAACCTTGCCGACCGCCAGCGCCTCGGGCTCGCTGTGAAGCGCGCCCGCAGGAGGGCTGGGTACGAGACGCTCAACGGGGCGTGGCATGACGTGACAGGGATCAGTCCGAAGACGTTGGGGATGCTCGAAGCCGGTGACGTGGTGGGGGATCGGGTGATCTTCGCGGTCGAGGATGCGCTCGGCTGGCCCGAGGGTTGGGCGCACGCGATTCTCGACGGGCGTCAGGACGGCCCGCCCGGCGCTACTCCGGTTGTCCGTGACCGGACGAACGTCACGTTGGAGCGGGCCACGCAGGACGAGCTCCTAGACGAACTCGCGTCCCGGCGTCGAGTTGTCGCAGAAGGTGCCTAACCGGTACCTTCCGCGCATGTCCACCCAAACGACAACCCACGTCAGCCGTCTGCCCGATCACCGCACGTACCACGAGGGCGTGGCCGAGGGCGTGCGGCGCGTCCACTCGCGGCAACACGCCATGCGTGTCAACGCGACCATGTCCGCCGTCATCGCCATCTGCGTGATGTGCCTAGGGCTCCAGCTCTGGGAACGCGTCCGTCAGTGAGATCGCGGCGGCCTGTGCGGCGACGGACAGGCTGTCCTCGGCCAGGTGCCCGTACGTGTCGAGCGTCGTCGAGATCTTCTCGTGCCCGAGCCGACGCTGGACGATGTTCAGCGGTACGCCCAGCTTGATCAGAGCGCTTGCGTGGGAATGGCGTAGATCGTGGATTCTGGGGTGCTTGCGGGTGATCTTCTCGGAGCGTGACACGGCGCCGGCCCAGATGCGCTGGAAGGTGTTCGCCCGAACCGGGTGACCCTGGTGGTTGACGAACACGAAGTCGTCGGGCTGGCGACCGTCGACCAGTCGGGCGAGCATCGTGACGAGCTGCGGCGGGAGCGAGATCGTGCGGTCGCCGGCCTCAGACTTCGGTGGGCCGAGGGCTGGCTTGCCGCCGTGGTGGTGCTTCCACGACCAGCCGACGTGAATCGTGGGCGGGTCGCTCGCGAGGTCAACGTCACTGACGTGCACGGCGGTCGCCTCGGACCAGCGCATTCCGGTGCCGTACAGGACGCCGATCAGCGGGCGGTAGTAGAACGGGATCTCGTCGCGCAGTGCTGCGAACTCGGATGCGGACAGGTACACCTTCGCGAGCTTCGGTGTCGTTGGCGGGCGCACGCCCTCAGCCGGGTTGGATTCCCGGATGTCGTCGCGGACGGCGCGGGTCATCGCCGCGGAGAGGATCGCCTGCCGGTTCTTGATCGACTTGCCGGACAGGTGCCGCTCCCGGTGGAGGTAGAGCACCCACGCTTCGACGGTGCGGCGGTTGAGTTGGTCGACGGGCATCTTGCCGATGAGGTTCGGGCGGATGTCGCGGGCGTTGTACGAGTGGTAGACCGAGCGCGTGCCGTTGGTGACGTTGGGCAGCAGGTTGATGTGGTGGTCGATCCAGTCGGCGACGGTCATCACCTCGATCGCGGAGGCGTCCTTCGCGGCGAGTAGCTCGAGCGCGTCGGCCAGTCCGCTGGTCTTGATCGACTTCAGGAACGCCTCGGCGTTGCTCTTCGTGTCGAACGTCTCGACCCGCTGCCTGCCCTTGGACCTGTAGACGACACGGTGTGCAATGGTCCCGTTGGCGCGGAGTCGTGACTGGGATGATGCCACCTTGGGTCCCCCCTGCTTCTGCTGGCTGTTACCTGGTTCCGTTACCTTACAGTCGATCATGTGCGCTATAGGGCCTCTGACCTGCACCGGAGCGGCGGAGGGCAAGGGATTCGAACCCTTGATGCCCCACCATTGTGGCACCGTGAACGGAAGCTAACGAACGGCGACACGCGGGAGCCCGGACACGCTCGCTTCTAATTGCTTCCGCTAGGTACTAGTCAACCGTTACCTAGGCAACGTATATTGGCGACATGCCCGTCCCCCTGGCACCTGTGAACCGTCCTCCGAACGTCCCTGCGCCCGCCTCGGCCGCCCATTACCGTGAGCTTGCGGCGGCGTTGGCTGCGGACCCGACCTGGCAGCCGGTGGAGTTGCTGGCGATCGTGGCCCGTCTCGCCGAGACGGCAGAGCGATGAGCACGCCGATGATCTGGGTCGATGTTCCCGTGGATGTCGATGACTTCCGTCAGATGGTCTGGCAGGCTCTAACGACTCCCTGCCCATGCCTTGAGTCCCCGCACCTGAACGCCGTGCATGACGTAGCGGCCGACGTCGGCCCGTTGCTCGATGAGGTCGAGGCGTCCCGCGCGAAGCTGGCCGCGGTCCGTGCGATGACGCTCGGCTGGCAGCCCGGCCTCGGTCGGCCCGTCGTGCCGATCGCGGACATCCTCGCCATCCTCGACGGGCCGACGCCATGAGCGGCGGCGGGAGTCCGCATCTCCACAGCGTGTTCGTCTACGGCTGCTACCGATGCGAGATCAGCCGCGAGGAGGCTCACGTGGCGATGGGTGAGGAGTTGGACGAGTTGAACGCGAAGCTCGACGCGATCCGCGCTGAGGTTGAGCGGTGGGCCGACCGGATTCTCCGTGAGTGCATCCTTGAGATCCTCGACGGGCCGTCGGGGGGATGATGTGGCGATGAGCGCGTGGGGTTGGCTGTTCCCGGTCGCATGGCTGGTCGCGTTGCTCGTGGTGTCGGAGCGTCCCGACTGTGCGTTCTCACGGTTCTTCCGCCACACGTTCGCGGGCATCCGGGACGTCTGCGCCCGCTGGCTCCGCATCGGCTGAACGCAAGAATGACGCCGCTCGATCCGTGGGGGGATCGAGCGGCGTCGCTTGTGTGGCGGTGGCGGGTGGCCTAGCGGTACCACCACCAGCAGAGAAATGCGGTCATGTCGTCACCTACTTGAGGGCTGCGCGGGTCGTCGGTACGGCGGCACCGTTGTCGTCGTAGACGTTCTGGTCGAAGGTCCCGCCGATCGCGGCGTGCATGGCGGGGTCGACCTGCACCTTGATGGCCGTCGGGGCGTAGAACTGGTCGCGGTAGAAGCGGTTGCGGCTCAACGACCCCAGGTTGTCGATGACGCGGTTCTTGGCGGGCGCGTCGGCCACGTTGATGGTGACGGCGCCGCCGCCGAGCCAGTTCTGTTCGATGACGGCGCCGCCGATCCGGCCGACGTCGGGTTTGATCATCAGCGCCGTGTTGGTCGTGGTGCCACCGCGGAAGTTCGGCTGGTAGGCCGGGCCGAGTTGGCCGGTGAAGTAGTTGCCGCGCACGACCAGACCGGTGCAGCCCTCCCACTGGATGTCGTCGGAGTGTGATCCGTCTCGGCTGGCCTCGCCCGCGACGCCCGGGGGCCAGTAGGCGGAGTCGTGGAAGTAGCACTGCTCGACGGAGACGTCGGACGGGCCGTCGCGCAGCGCGACGCCGGGGGAGTAGTCACCGGTGTTGGCGTTGAACACCTCGACCTGGTCGACGAGGCCGGAGAGGTCGCAGCGGAGCAGCCGGAATCCGTAGCCCTGCAAACCGACCCACCGCGGGCTCGGCCACTGCGGCAGGAACATGCAGTCGACGAACAGGAAGCCGCGTTTGTGCGGGCGGAACATCGTGTAGAGCGAGCTCGTTGCTGTCGGCGCGACTGCCGGGCCTCGGAAGATGCAGTTGACGTAGGTGACGTTTCCGACGAGCGGGCCGGGGACCACGCTGCAGCGGACGTCGAGGTTGCGGTAGGTGTGCCCGGCCTGAGGGGTGTGGTTGGTGACGGTGGTCAGGGTCGAGCCGGGCAGGACACCGGTGGTGGACGCGTCCGGGCGGTAGGCGCCCGCCACGAGCAGGATGCGTGTCTGCGCTGCTGCGACGTAGTCGAGGTACGACTGGCCGAGCGTGTCGAGCGCGGCCCGGAGGTGGACGATGGTCGCGTCGTCGAGCGCTGCCTGGTCGTCGAGTTCGCGGATTCTGGTGGCGAGGCTGGCGACGAGCGTGTCCGCTGCCCCGCCGATCACGGCGAGCTGTTCGCTGATGGTCACCGGTCAGGCGCCTGCGGGTGGCCGCGTCGTGTGCTTGGCGTACCAGCCGGCGGCGAAGGTCGCCCCGACCGTCAGCCCGAGGATGAGGATCGCCGAGACCGGGCCCGGCACCGCCGCAACAGCATCGGTCGCCCTCGACGCATCCGCCGGGGCACCCCACACGAGGACGCCGAGGACCCAGCACAGGAACGTCGAGACAGTGACACCGGCCCCGCCGCCGACCGTCGCCGCCCACACCTTGTTTTCGGTCGGAGCGGCCATCACGTGCCCACCTTCTCGCCGTAACTGTCGGCCCAGATGAACTCGCCAGCGGCGCCGACCGGGAAGTGATCGCGGCAGGCGACGCAGAAGGTGCCGCCGTAGAACTTCGGGTCGCGCGCGTATGTCTCGGCGAGCTCGTGGCCCATCGTCGTCACGGCGCCACACGTCTCGTGGATGTAGGACCGGCGGACCGGCCGGACGAACCCCTTAGCGCGTTCCTCGTTGGACAGCACGAGGTACGACTCCTGCATCCCGTCCGACCCGATCTTGGCCAGGCCGGGATCGTTCCGGTCATCGGTGATCGCCATCTCACGTGCCTTTCGGGGCGTCGTAGGGGATGAAGCGTGCGGGGTGTTGGGCGTCGGGCCCGGCGGCGAGACGCTCCCATTCGAGCGGGCCGAGGATGCCGTCGGGTTTGTCGCCGGGGGAGACGAGCCGCTGGAACGCGCGGACGTTCCGGTCGGTGCCCTCGCCGTAGTGCCCGTCCGGCGCCGGTCCCTCAGCGAAGCCGAAGTCGCGGAGGCTGCGTTCGACGACGTGGACGGTCAGCGGGTGGGCCATGATCGCGCGGCCGCGGGGGATGTCGGATCTGGCGGCGTTGAAGTACGACCGGAACAGCTTCGGGAGTTCGGTGATGTGCGGCGGCTGGTATGCGGGCCGTCCCGATTGCAGCCGGGACATGTGGACGTGGTTCGTGTGCGGGTCCGGGGTGCCGTGGTAGGGCAGCCACACGTTCGGGGGTGTGCCCGTCCGGGATCGGATGCGCCGGTTGTAGATGGTGTATCGGACGCCGAGGCGGAGCCGGTTGGCCCACAGGTAGTCGGCGACCCAGTTGCCGACCTCGACACGGATCGGGCCGGGATGGGCAACGGTGCCGTCGGCGTACACCATGAAGTCGAGGGCGATCCCATTCGCGTGGTCGCCAGAGCCACCGATACCCCACACGTAGAACAGGGGATGTCCGGCCGCCGCGGCTGCCTTGACGACCTCGTAGGCCACCAGTTTCGTGTCGTGCAGGATCGGGCCGAGATCAGTGTGCACGCCTGGCATGTTCGGGTCGGTCATCGGCTCGGTCCCTTCTGGGCATGGCGGATCGCCCGGCCGGGGTGGTCGGGTAGCTCGGTGCGGGGGCGGGGTGTATCAGAGGGCGCCGTGGGGCACTCTTGGGGGCAAAAGAGGGAGGGGTCGAGATGTCGCACCCCACTGATGACCACGAAGACCCGGAACTAGAACGTGCGCGGCTGGTCGAAGACCCGAACAGGCCGATCCTCGATCAGTTGGATCGGATCGAGGCAACGCTCGCCGTGGTCGCCGAAGCCTTGGCCACTGATGCGGACGAGTCGGTCACCTGACCGGCGGTGCGGGCCATGTCACGGACGCATGGCGAGCCACTGGATGACCAACGACGCGATCCCGGCAACAGCGAGAATCCCGGTGATGGTCTTGGCGAACGGCGACCAGGTTGTCTCGGTCTTGGTGCGGCGCTCAGCCTCAGCGTCCTTGAGCGCCAGGGCTAGAGCCACGGCGGTCTTGTCGCGGGCGTCGGCATCGAGGTCGAGGCGCTGGGTTACAGCTTCCAGGTCGCCTGTGCGCACCTCGACCTTGCCCATGCGGTCGGCCAGGTTGACGGTCCGCTCGAGGACGAGGTTCAGGACGCCTTCCATCCGTGTCAGTTGGACGTGCAGCGACTCCGACTGCAAGCCCCTGACGCCGGTCGGCTCGCTGCTATCCGTCATCGCGCCCACTTTCGTCTGAACCATCCGAGGATGCGCTGGACGACCTGTCTGATCGGACCGTGGCTCTGGGTAAACGGGCTCATCAGGCCCTCCGGTAGGCGACGCGCGGGAGGGGGAGCGCCGCGGCGGCGAGCGTCCCGAGCGCACCCAGGGCACCGGTGACCCCGGTCGTCGAGTAGCCCCTTCGGGACCCGGACATCAGTGCGCTGCTGGTGCCGATGTCGAACGGCACGAGCGCACCGATGCCGCCGAATCGGATCGTCGGGGCGGTCGTGTTGGTCGTTTGCCAGACGAGCCCATACCAATGCCAACCGGCAGGCAGGACAACCGCCGGCGAGAGGGTGGACTCCTTGACTGCGGCAGCGGTCGGGTCGACGGTGCCGAAGTCGGCGAGCGGCCCGGTAAGGACCGGCTTGCCGGTCGCCCGGTCGTGGTCATAGACGCCGTGACGCAACACGCCGGTGCCGAGGACCGTCACCTCGACGCAGGCACGGTCAACGGGTGTCGCGTCGGACAGGTACATGGGCCAGAGGTAGAGGATCTGGTAAGAGCCGGTGAGCGCAAGCGCCGAGACCGCGGACATATCCATGACGAAGTAGTCGCCGATGGTGGCGGTCGCGCCGGGGATCGTCTCGACTTTCCCGGTGTCGTCCATCGCCCGCCACAGCCCGTAACCGGGTGACGTCGCGATCGCATAGGTGAGCCCGTCGGCGGTGACCTGATCCGACGTGGTGGCCAACGCGACCGGGCCCACCGGACGGAGCCGGCGACCCAGTAGCTCGGGGATCGGGACCTGCGCGCTCGTGGTCGTCCCGATCTTGTCGTGCATCACCCACGTGGACGCACCATCGGACGCGACGACCGTCGTCCCCGATGCCGTGTCCGGTGGGGCGAGGTACCGCCGGAACGCGGTGCCTGACACGGTGGCGCCGATCGCCAGCGTCTTCGCGTAGACGATCTGCGGGTAGTTCTTCTTGAACGAGTTGCTGATGAACCACGACTTCGTCACAGCGTTCTTCACGCGCTGCGTCGGGTGCCCATCGCCGGTCGGGAGGACCCCCATCGCGAACCCGTACTGCGGGACGCTCGACCCGTCGTACACCCACTGGATCATGCGTTGTGCCGGTGCGAGCGCGTTGGTGTAGTTCGCCGGGGCGATGTCGATGTCGGCGGTCATCGTCGAGAGGTCAGCGAGGGTGGTGAAGTCGAGGCCGCCGACCGTGCCGACACCGGGCATGAACTGCTTCTTCGACCCGCCCGAGTAGACGGTGAGGGGGATCGCCTGCGTGACACCCATGGTGAGGGTCATCGCTTCGAGCGCGTTCACGGTCTGCGCGACGACGATCTGTGCCTGAGAGAAACGGTACGTGTTGCTGATGCGACACAGGCTGCCCATCGACGTCAGGTTGGCGAACGGGTCGACGCCGATGTTCGCTTGGGACCAGTCGATGAGCGCCTTGAAGCTCACCGTCGTGTACGTCTCGGTGATCGTCAGGAGTTGCCCGGTGGTGACGGCGTCGAGGACGGGTTTCCCGTCGATCCGGGCGTCGACCGTGTGGGTCTGCGTGACCGGGTGGAGCTCGGTGGCGGTCACGCCTCCGGTGATCGTGATGGTCGCCGTGTTGGTCGCGCCGGCCACGTGTGTGAGCGACGCAGCGGGCACGACCGTCGACCCGGTGACGATCCCGGCGGCGACGGTGTACTGGTTCCCCATCAGGAGCGTGTCGACGTCGATGACCGTGAGGAGCGTGTAGGTGCGGGTGCCGTCGCTCCACTGCGACCCACGGTCCGCGGCCGTCTTCCCGTGCGCGGTCATGGTGACGGTCGAGCCGCCGTTGTAGCCGTGGTTCGCGCCGATGTAGGTCCACCCGACGTTGATCGGGCAGTTGTCGTCGGACGCTCCGTGGATCGCGGTCGACGTCACACTCGATGCGATGGTGGGCCACACGTCCGCATCAGCAGCCCCGGACGGCACGAGGGACACGAACGGCTGTGAGGTCGCCACGCGCAGGATCACCATGACCTCGCCGCCCGCAGCGAGCTGGCCGGCGAGCGCGACCGGCATGATGACGTCACGGGTCGCGTCGAACGCTGACCGGACGGCCATGTCGTTGCCGGTCTTGTAGAC